TTAATTTGGTAAGAATCATAAGATTCAAATTGTTCAATTAAATATTCAATTGCTGTTTTTTCCATAGTATTATTTTTTATTTTAATTCATCATCTGTAAAAAATGCTAACATAATAAATGCAACAGCTCCAAATAAAACTACTGCTAATCTTACTAATTCTGTCCAATTTGATATATCAAATGTTAAAGTGTAAAATGAACCATAGAGATAACTAAATAAAAATCCTAAACTACCTTTTAATAATACAATTGCTATTTTTTTCATACTATCTTAATTTAGTTTTATTAATAATTACATACTGTTCTTTAAGAAGTTCCGTAGCAGTTTCAATATTATTCATATTAACAATAAGAATTATTTGAGATATTGCTTCTTCTGTAAAACCAGCAGTATTTTGAATAAGATCAGCTTGACCTTTATTGTAACCATTTACAAATGTTGTAATCTTACTTGGTGAATTATAAGGCTTAGCTGTCCTTACTTTTTTTAATGCTGTTTTTTGTATTTTTTCCATGTTATTATTGTTTAATTGTGTTGTACCATTCAATAAACTCTACTACAGCACTATATACTGCTTCTATTTTAGAATCACATTTTTTATTAAATGTTTCAGCATTAATAGTATGTAAAGGGTCTAGTTGTAAATTCATATAAATCCAACATTGATTTCTTTCTATCTCAACACAAATATTTTGATTATTATACTCAGTTTCTCCATCTAAACCTTCCCACTGATAACCATATTCAGATAAATCTAATGATTCAATCTTTTCTACTAATGGCATTAACCAGTCCCATGATTCATGATATTTTAAATTAGTTAAATATTCACCATGATTTAATGATTCCCAAGATAAATGTTTTATATCTGGATTCCAAGTTATTGGATTTTCTTTTCCATAGTCTGGGTTTGGTAACATTGCAAAGTATGTTTCATCATATTCAGGTATATAATATGTTTCAATAGGTATTTTTGAATACACATCTAATATATCCCAACTCCATTCATTTTCTACATTTACCTTTTCTTTAAAGTAAATATAACCCATGAACTCAGCTATCAATTTATTTTTATTTTCCATGTTATTATTTTAAAATATGTATCTTATTGTATTCCAAGGTATTATCTGATCATGAAGTTCTACCCATTGTTCTATATACTTAGCTTTAAGATCATGTCTATATCTGATGTTTTCTCCACCATATTGTGATATCTTTGCTTCTTGTATACTTGGGTTCCATAATAAGTCTTCACCAGGAAGATTATTAGCTAAGTTATACTGATGCTTACCTTCATTATGAGTAAGAAATATTACCTCAGCTTTTACTTTGTCTTTGTTTTTTACAAAACTGTTTATTTTTATAAACAAATCTCCATACTCTACTAACCAGTCTTTAGTTACTATTACAGGAGAGAAGTTTATATGAACATCATAACCTGCATCAATAAACTTATCAATAGCTTTTATTCTTTCATCAATACTACTAGTATTAGGTTCTAACTGATCAGCATATATCTGAGGCATTAAACTAAATCTTATTCTTATTTTTCCTTCTGGATTATAGTTAAGTAAGTTTTCATTTACATATTTAGTAGCAAATGAGCCCATAGCTAAATCATGGTCTTTAAAAAAATCAAATATTTTTTCCCAGTTGTGATACTTTAAATGTAAAGCAAAGTCTTCATTACATGATATATCATAAGTAATATATGTATCATGTGTTTGATTAGGCTTCTGTACATCTGTAAACCATACATGACTATTTATCTCAGTAAGAATATCACCAGTATTAGTTGCAATAGTTAATCCTTGAGACTTATGTCTCTTCATATAACAATAAGAACAATCATATAAGCAACCATGTCCAAAGCTAGGAGATATAAAATCAGTTGACCTACCACTAGGCCTAATAAGCATAGACTTTCTAGTTACTTTTTCTATCATATTAGTCTTGTTTTGTTAAAATTTATGTTGGCAATCTGTATAAGCACACTTATAATCACCTTTATCACTTATAAGATATTCATTAACTCCTTTACATTTTGGGCATACAACATCAACTTCTTGTTTTAATTTTATATCATAAGTAGCATAAATCTTTCTTGCAGCAATTTCATGCCAATCAGGAATATTATTCTCATGTTTTTTTTGCTCATCTTTAATTCTTTGAGCTATCCATTTTATGATATTTTCTTTATCATCCATATTATTCTTGTTTATTTAATTGATATTCCTTTTTGTTCTTTTAAAATTTTATCTACAATTTTTAAAGTATCTTTTATTAAAGTATCAATCATTCTAAAATGCTCATCTTTAACATCTAAATCAACCCATCCATAATTTTTTTCTAATTCTCTTTTTATTTTACTTTTAGTTATTTTCATATTAGTATTGTTTATGTTTGTTAATAAAATCTTTCCATTGGTTTCCTGTCCAATCAAGACTTGTAAGATCTGTAGGAATAAGCTTACCATTTATAGGTATATCATATTTACCTCCCCATTTTATAGGCCAGCCAGCAGGTAAGTTTTCATCAAGTATGACTCTTCTTACTAACCGGCTAGACTTTAATGGAGTATTCATAGGAGTGTTCCATATTTTACTCATAATATTTAATTCTTAATTCGCGAATTGCAAAGTGTGTACAATAAAGTACTCATTGCTTTCTATTGTCTCATTCTTCTCTATAGTGACAATCACATGATAGTTCATATTAATAAGATATTCCCAGCTTTCATTTGGCTTAATAACTTTATACTGTTGATTGTATAACCATATAAGAGAGGGTAATCTAAACTTATTAAACTTGAATAAGCATGTGTTTACTATACTCATAGAGTCAGTAATGTAGTAATACTCTTGGTAGCCAAAATCAGCTGCAAAATATTTTACATTTGGTTGTTCTGGCTTTTCCCATTCTTTTACAGATTGAAATGTAACATTAGTATAGAAGTTATCTAACTCAAGCATGCTTACATTTAAATCTATTTGAGAAAATAAACTTAAGTTACTGATTATCAGTAGTGTAGCTATTATATTTCTCATGATATATCACCTATAGTTACATCATTTTTTCTATCTTCTTTTAAAGACTTCCTAGTCTGTAATAGTTTATGTGTATGATTTGACATAAGTAGAAAATCATAATTGTATTCTCCATTAGGAGTAGTGGCTCCTAACTTATTGTCAATAAGGTAATCTTCCATAATCTGAATACTTTTTAAGTACTCATCTTTAATCTGTTGATTTGTGTAGTTGTCTATGTCTATCATAATAGTTGGTTTAATTAGTGATCCTGCCAAGATTCGAACTTGGGGCCTATTCATTAGAAGTGAATTGCTCTATCCTCCTGAGCTACAGAACCAATGTTGTCTGGGTGTGTGAGTACTAAAAACTACCAGATTAAAAATACTCACCTTTTTCACCCAGAATATCTTCAGTTAATTTTTGTCCAAAATAAGATTTTGCAAATATAGCATTATTTCTTAATTGTTGTAACTGTACTTTCTTGTAGGAAGAAGTTGCTGTTGTTGGTTTGACTACTTGAACTATCATTTCATATAATGTAAGTAGAATAAAACACCTAATATTAAGGCACAACTTGCTGATTTAATAGAGATTAAGCCCATAGTATTATAATAGCTTTTGTTTCTTTTAAATAAATCAGTAATTAATCCTATTAATATTATTGATATAAATATTCTTTCATGATTTGTAAAAACTGCTCCAATGTATAACCAAACACCATACATAATACTAATAATGTTAATATATCTGACATTAAGATGAATTGTTGTATCATCTTTAGTAAGCATTCTAGCATTATAAAGTTTGTATGGTTTAGTAATATTGTATAACTCATATAACATAAAGAATATGGTCATTAGGTAAAATAATTTTATCATAGTTTTAGTTATATAAAAAAGCATATAACCATGCTTCATTAGCCAATTGTATTTGGATCAGGGACATATAAAAGTTTTCTTCTACTGTTTTCATGGTTTTTAGTTTTTAAGTTAATAATTTATTTAAAAATGCCAGTCTTTCCTAGCAGCCAGTCTTTGATATCCATCATCTTATGAATTAAAAGACCAGATGTACTATGTTAAAGATATTAAATTTCAGGTATAAGTACAAACCTGCCAGGTTTTTATCTTTACAGTATGGATAACCTTCTAACCCTCAGACAGGAGAGTATTTATAGTCTACCCTGGTAAAAAAGTCTGCCCCAGCTGAGATTACACTGAGGACTAGATTTAAGTAGTTTTTGCATTAGAAAAACTTTCAAAGATCTTACTCTATTAAAAATGTCAGCACACACCTCATGCTCCGTGCCAGGGCTTTAGAGAGGTCCTCCTTGATTATAAGCGAGTTCAGAAATTACTTTCTTAGGGGCTCACTAATAGGGTTGTTCAAAGGGGGTCCTATTATCCCCTTAAGGTATCCTCTTACCTAGTATCTACACTTTTTACAAGTTAATTTATGATATTGATCATGAATCCAGGCTCCTAACAATACTAATAATACTATTGGAGTACCTATAATAATTCCTAGTGCTGTCCAAGCATAAAATAAGATCTTTTTCATTTTCCTGCTATTAGTAAATGTTCTTCAATAGGAGTAATAATGGTTTCTTCACCATCATATACTAAATTAATGCTTTTGTCTGATTTAAAGTCTACATCCATAATAAGATCTACACTATCATAAGCTATAAAGCTCATATACTTAATCTTACCTGTTTTGTCTTCAAATTTTAGTAAATATTTCTTATTTACATCAAAAGTTAATTTATAATTTTTTCTATTAACAGAACTAACTACTTCTTTGTAGTTATTATTGTCTTGTACTTCATATAAAGTATAAGATACATAAGATTTAGTTAAAAATACACCTTCTATTAAGGCTTTTGGCTGTTTTGGTGCAGCATTT